GCTCAAAATCAAACTGCTGATTATGACCATGATAGACCAGAAACAGGTAGAGCAAATGATTTTGCAACTATGTTTCCTGAAGATGTAGACAGAACTTATAATACTGAGTATTTAAGAGGCTACGAACGATATTATAAAACAGTAGTTGACAGGTATAGAGTTTATGAAACTTTTAGCAGAAAAGAACATCTATTAAATGAAGATGAATTTTCTAGTTATATGGATAAACCAGCATGGATTATAAATGGTCAAGTAGTTGCAGATGAAAATGCAGCACAACAAATTATAGCTCAATTTGAACAGCAAAGAATACAGCATGAAACTCAAATGCAATCAGGAATGAAAAGTATTGGGTTGGATGATTCTGCGATGATTCCTCAAACAGAGCAAGAAATGGAAGTAGAAGAATTAACTTATGCTGAATTAATATCTAGAGGATTAATTCAAATTGTTACTACTCAAGTTACAAGAGTTCAAATGTGTGTTATTATGGGAGATAAGCATTTATACAGCAGAGAATTACCAATAGATAGGTATCCTATAGTTCCTTTCATGAGTTTGCATACTAGAACTCCTTATCCTCAATCAGATGTAAGAATGGTTAAGGGTTTACAAGAATATATAAATAAAATGCGTTCTTTAATAGTAGCACATGCTACAACAAGTACTAATACGAAGATACTTGTACCAGAAGGTAGTGTTGATATGAATGAGTTTGAACAAAAATGGGCTCAGCCAGGAGTGGCTATACCTTATGACCCAACAGATGGAGCACCAATGCCTGTTCAACCTTCTCCATTACCTAATGAGCTTTATAGTGGTGAACAAGTTGCTAAGCAAGATATTGACCATCAACTTGGTTTATATGAAATGATGATGGGTAATGCTTCAGCTGCTCCTCAAACATATAAAGCTACTATTAGTTTAGATGAATTTGGTCAAAGAAAAATTAAATCTAAATTAGCTGATATTGAAGCTGGTTTAACTAAATTAGCTCAAGTAGCTATTCCATTAATGCAAGAATTGTATACAACAGAAAAAGTATTTAGAGTCATTCAACCTAATAATTCATTAAGTGAGTATGTTATTAATAAAAGATTAGTCGATGATAAAACAGGACAAATACAAATATTTAATGATATTACAGTTGGAAAATATGATGTAATTTATTTAGCAGGAAGTACGCTTCCTTCTAATAGATATGCAGAACTTGAGTTTTACATGGATGCATATCAAAAAGGAATTGTTGATAGAGTTGAAGTTCTTAAGAAAACCGAAGTATTTGATATGGAAGGTGTAATGCAAAGAACAGATGAAGTTGGAAAACTTCAACAACAATTACAACAATCTATAGAAGAAATTAAAAAATTAAAAGGAGATTTACAGACTCGTGATAGAGAATCTGTCAATCTTCGAAAAAGAATTGAAGTTGAGAAGTTTAAAACTGAACTTGATGGAGTTAGTAATAAAGCTAAAGCCGCAGGTACAGTTTATGAAAAACGACTTGACGACAATATGGCCGTAATCAAGCGTGATATCGCTGGTTCAATTAAAACAGAGACTTCTACCCCTAAGAGCGGTCCTGAGGGCAAGTCGAAAGAGAGTAAAAAGAAATGACAGATAATATAGACACTCCCGAAAGTGCTAATCCTAACGACGCTGGACAAGCGTTTGAAGGACCATGGCCTACAGAGGACTCTAATACTACGTCAGTTGAGGAAGCGTTTTTTGGCAGCCAGGAAACAGAAACACCTCAGGAGCAGGCTCCTCAAGTAGAGGATACCCCTGCATCTGCCCCAATTCAAGAGCAAGCTCAAGAATATAATGCTAAAAATGATGAGAAAAGATTTGAATACTGGCAAAGCCAGGCTTCAAAAACTCAAAATCAATTTGCAGAAATGCAAAAGCAAAATCAAGAGTTGCAAGCTCAAATGAATGCTATGCAAAATATGCAACAGCCAATGGCAGAACCTGTGGAAGAGTTCCCTGCACCTCCAGAAAGGCCCAACAAACCTAGAACATTCTCTAGAGAAGAAGCGTATGCTGACCCTAATAGTGAAAGTGCTAGGTATTTAGATGAATATGAGTCATGGCGTGATGATATGACTGAATACAATGGTCTTAAGCAAGAGTATACTGTTGCACAAATGCAAGAGAAACTTGATGCTCAAGAACAGCAAAGGCAACAAGAGATACAGAGACAACAAGCATATGCTCAACAACAACAGCAAATGCGTGGTGTTAATCAGCATCTCCAAGGTCATTATGGATTTAATGATGCCGATGCGCAAGAGTTTATTCAACAGATGTCTGACCCTAATTCATTAAGTTTAGATAATCTAGTTCAGCTTTATAGATTGCAGAAAGGTCAAGGCCAACCAGACCCTAATGCTGGTCCGAGTCCTGAGTTTCAACAAACTCAAAGAGCTCAGCAAATTCCATCACCGATGGGAGTGCAGACAGGTCAAGGTCAAGGCAATGATGCAAGAAGCGATTCTGACAAGATTATGGATAATATGATAGCGGATTTTAAAAGTAAAAATCCGTGGTAACCAGCCCTACTCGAAGGTCTCACGACAGCTGAGAGAGGGCAAATTAGGAGAAGTCTAAGATGGCTAATTTTACAAGTATTAGCGCAAATGCGACTGGTACAGGTGTTTCTTTAGACAATACTCGTAGAAAGTTTGATTTTGGTGATAGGGTTGCCGAACTTGCTCCTCAGCAAAGTCCTTTCTTCGTTTATTTGAATAAAGTATCAAAAAAACCAACAAATGACCCTGTGTTTAAATTTTTAGAACAGAGGCATCAATATCAAAGACGAAACTTTTTCGTCGCAACTGGAGAAGATTGGGACCCAGGTACAGTAAGTGCTAACGCATCTGTTGCTGCTGGAACTGATTTACACATTGCATGTAACTATACTAAAGATGGTAAAATATCATCATCTGAGGAAGAATGTCATTTTATTGTTCCAGGTCAAGTTCTTGCGATTTACTCTGATGGTGATAGTAAAGTGTATCGTTTTAAAATTGCTGAAGATGCTACAGTAACATCTGTTGATAATACAGCGGCAGCTGACGGTAAATATATCAATCATGATGCAACTAATGGTCATACAGAGATTACAGGTGAATCTCTTATAGCTATTGATGCTGTTCCAAGTGGAGCTGATATGAATGCTGGACAAAAAGGCCAAGTAATTGGTTCTGCATGGGCTGAAGGAACTGATAGCCCTGTTGGTTGGGAAGATATTATGAGTGATAGCGAAGGCTATTGCCAAATCTTTAAAACTGGTATGAATATCTTTTCTGGTACAGCACTTGCTACTGAGTTTAGAGGAATTAAAAATGAGTTTCAAAGAATCTGGCAAGATAAACTAATGGAGCATAAAATGGACATGGAACAAGCATTTTTGCTTGGTCTAGGAAATTCTACTGCTGGTGCACTTACAACTAGATATACTCATGGTATACTTCCTTACACTGAAGCTAATGGTAAAGTATATAATATGACCTACGCCTCATCTGGGTATGATTCATTTTTAGATGCAATGGAAGATTATTTTGCACCTGAAGGTGGAAATTCTGGAAACAAGTTAGTTCTTGCTTCAAGAAAAGTAATTACATATCTAAATAAATTAGGTAGTGGTTCTTTCTTGAATAATTCTGTAGGTTCATCTCAATATAATCTAGATGTGCAAAGCATTAAAGGCTCATTTGGACACCAAGTAACAATGGTAAATACTATTTTTGGTAATTTACATTTTGTTGCTGAACCTTTATTGAGAGGCCCTTGGGAAGACTATGCATGCTGTATTGATATGAAAAATGTAGCTTATAGACCATTAGTTGGTAACGGTGTGAGTCGAGACACTTATATAGAAACCAACATTCAAGGTAATGATGAAGATGGAAGAAGAGACCTAATCCTAACAGAGGCTGGCCTAGAAATATCTCTTCCTGAAACACACGCTGTCTTGAAGTTTAGTTAGGGGGTATATCATGGCTTGGACTGAATCAAATGAAGGTAGGAATGTTAATAACACTGAAACAGTAGCTTTGGATGGAACAACTAAAGCATACACTTCGTGGTTAAAAGTTCCCAAGGGAGCTACAGCAATGGTTACTATAGCATCAGCACATACAGAAGATATTACTGTTACTATAGACATTGAGGGTTCCTATAAACAAGTTCCAGCTGAGTATACTAATAAAGGCGGATTAAATTTCGGTTCTTTAACACATTCGAGCGAAGAAGCTGTAAAAGATTTCGTTGTTTTCAACGAAGATGAGGCAGGTACTGATGAAGCACCTGCTCCTGTTACAACTACTATTCCTCCTATGGGTTATGAATACATTCGTATTTCACAAGTTGGTAGTGGAAGCTCCACTGCTAATGTTGTTTATGACGTTTGGTGGAATTTACCCGTTCAGAATACTCTGACAACAAGTGGTGTGGGTTCAGACCCATCGTAGTAATTAATAATCGTTAGGGAGCCTTCGGGCTCCTTAACATAACTTTTCGAGGAGAAGAGAAAATGGCAGGTGGAGTAAAAATAATAGACCAAACCTTGAAAGCTACAGGAGATATGTCAGTAGATGGGACATCAAATCTTGCAGGAAATACAGGATTAACTCCTGGTTCTGGGTTTGGAGATGCAGCTCTTTATAAGAGTTGGGTCGAAAATTATGGTGGTATCACTAAAACTACCGTATTGATTGATTTAACGGGTATACGCTCAACAGCAGGAGATGATATCATTGGTGACGATGGTGAAGCTAATGCTCATATTGGGCAATACACAATAGCGAAAATGGGAACTTTATTTGCAGTTCATTGGAGCTGCTTAGAAGCCCCAGCTGGTGGTGACCCAGATATCAATCTTGCATTTGCGGATGAAGCAACTCTTGCAGAAGATTCAGCATTATCAGCAGGTACTAATAATGGTACTGTGTTAAATAATGGTGATTCATCAGCAGGGAGTGATTTTTGGGCAGTTACAGGTTTTCCTGCAGCTAACCAATATTTCTACTTAGTTTCTGGTGCTACTACAGATGCTGATTATACAGCAGGTGTGATTAAGCTTGAGTTCTACGGAACAACTGCTTAAATATAATAACGTATTTAGCATGGTCTTTATGGCCATGCTAATACATAACAAGGAGAAATAATGGCAGATAAAGTAAGTGTATGGAAAAGTGGTCAAGAGATAACTACTCTTGGTACTGCTTCAGTAGGTTATCGTCATGCTGATTTTGAATGGAATACAGATTCTGACGATTCAGATAGTCATGCTGCTTTAACATCAGAAGCTTTTGCATACCCAGGAAGATATTTTACATTAGTAGTAAATGCAACAGCTGATACTGTTGGTGGTAGTGCTGATGTGGTTTATCATTTATATGGTAGTAATGATAAAGATTTGGCAATAGCTAAATGGGATACTGTTAAAACAGCTACAATAAATAGTGCAGATATAACAGATTTAGTTACTTTTGTAGAAATTAACACAGAAGATGACGAGGGATACTTTCAATATTATAAATTAAAATTAGACCCTTCTGCGGATGTAGGGGCAGATTGCTTAATTAGAGTTGGCATTAATAGTCGACCTGTAGCAGGATAAAAGATTTAATTAACTGGAGATAGTATGATAGAAGATAAGTTGACTCAACTTAAAGAAGAGTATGGTAAAGTAACTCAAGAACTAGAACGATTAAACCAAATCGCTCTAAAACTCTCAGGGGCTATTGAGATTCTGGCATCTATGCAAACTGAAGAATCTAAGCCTGAAGTAGAGGTTGTTGAGAAAGAGAAAAAGGAGAAAGCTAAGTAAATGGCAGGAATGACAACATCGCAAGTAATTGAATCTTTAATAGGAACATGGTCTGCTACAGATTATAGTAATCTATATAAAGATGCTTTTGCTTTTGTTGCCGATTTAATTCCTACTGATTCTCAATTATGGAGCAGCGCTAACATAAATATGTCGTCTAGTCTTACAGTAGAAGATGCTTCTAGTTATAAGATTATTAAAGTAACACGTCAAGTTGGCGCTGACGAACGAGAATGTAGAGAAATCACATGGAATGATTACTTAAGAGGCAAGGATGCTGATAGTATTTTTTACCATGGGGGAAGTCAGCAATATCCTATATGGACTATGGATTCAATGGGTAATGTAACCATCAGTCCTACTGGAGGAACTAATAGGATATTTTATTTTTCTTATCCTACTACTGATTTTCATAATAGTGATGCAGAAGAGATTAATACTACGTTAAATGGATTTCCAAAAGAAGCTCATTATGCAGCATGTATTAAAGCTGGATTAAATATTTTACAAGCGAAAATAAGTGATGCATCGCAAGATGAAGAAGATGCTGAATTACTAGGTATTTTACAAAATCAGATAAATTCTTTACAGGCTTTATTTCAATCTGAATTACAAAGGTTAAATATCCCTACTAACAAAGAAGGAGTTGACCATCATGACGTTAAATGAGATTATAGAATTAGTTAAACAGCATCATCCTGATATGGGAGAAACTGAAATTAGATTATTAGCTAATAGAGCATCAGATGATTTTTGTGCAAGAACAGAGATTTTAAAGGATACATTTGCATTAGGAGCTGATGTTGATGCAGACTCTACTACTGCTAATAAGCGATATTATACATTACCTGGAGAGATATTAACAATTAGAGAAGTATATTTAAATAATGTAAAGATACCTAGATTAATAGGAAAACCGACTATAGATGATTCTACAACAGAGGAGCAATAATGGCGACTAATCCTGAACGATTTTATTTTATAAGTAATAATAGATTAGCTATTGTTGAAAAAAATGGAACAACAACTGTTGATGGCCACTCGACTGCATATAAAACTATATCTGAGGCAAAGCCATTAAAGATTTTTGCTATTTCTAAAGCTGACCATTTTAGTACAGGAGCAGCAACAGATTCTGACGAATATGCATCTTCTATAGCTGGTCCATTAGGAGATATACCATCTCAATTTCATGAGGCTTTAGTATATAAAATTATATCTATGGGATATAAAACTCCGCCAAATATGCAATTGGAAGTAGCTCAATTTTTTGATATGGAATATATGAAATCTGTCAAAGAAGCTAAAAAATATGCAAGAAGGAACTTTACACAAACGGGAATGATTGTTCCACAGGAATTTTAATGGCATTTACACGTACAAAATTAAAGGGTAATCTACAAACTAAAAGAGTTACATCTGCTGGTGATACTATTATAACAAAGCAGACGATGGGGAAGGTACCATTACCCATTACAAGTGCTAATAAATTAAAATATCCAGGAGCTTTTGCATGGAGCGATTTTACAAGCACTGCATTTAATGCTTCTTGGACAGACACTGCAAATTTCAGTACTGATTCAGTAGAATCGATTTGGTTTAGATGCACTGATAGTACAACAACTTAGGAGAATAAATGGGAAGATTAACAGCATCTGCAATATCTACAACGTATAAAGATTTAGTCTTTCAAAAGACTGATAACAAAATCTATTATACTAATGGAAGTGATGTAGATACAGAAATTACTACATTTGCTACACCAATGACATTTTCTGGGAAGATAACTGCAAGTTTAGGAATAGAATTAGATAATAATATTATATATGCATCTGATGGTGGTACTACAATTACTTTAGATACATCAGATAATGTCGCTATAACAGGTGATTTAATTGTTACTGGTAATGATATTAAATCGGGAAATATAAGTAGTTCAACTACAGCTATAACTTTAAGTGGAGCTAATGCTGCAATTGCAGGAGATTTGACTGTATCTGGCAATGATATTAAATCTAATGGCGGAACTACTGCAATTACATTATCTAGTGACGATGTAACAGTAGCAGGAGATTTAACTGTAACAGGTACTAGTTCTGGGAAAATGACACTTGGAGCAGATGCTGATGGAACTGATAGGTCTATAGTATTTGGTCATACTACATTAAAATCAATTATGGGTATTGATGATAGTGCAGATGTATTTGCAATTAATACAGATGCAGCATTTGAAGGTACTAATGATTTTTCAATTGATGCTAGTGGTAATGTTGCAATAAAGGGTGATTTAACAATTACTGGTGGAAATATTACTAATGCATTAACATTAAATTCAACATTAGCTGTGACTAATACAACAACTTTTAATAATAATATATTAATTAATGGAGCATATGATATAAGATTTGTTAAAGCTAATGGAATGGATATCCATGACGGAAGTGCTGCATATCTTAGTGTTGTAAACGATACTGTAACTATAGCTAAAGCTTTAACTTGTAGTAGTACATCAATATTTACAGGTAATACTGGTCCTACTGTAGGTGCAGGATTTTCTGGCACTGGGACCGTGTATAAGAGCTGGTTTGAAAGATATGGAACAGTTATTAAAACTACAATTTTAGTTGATATAACTGGAACAAGACATAGTGCAGCAGGAGATATTATTGGAGATGACGGAACAGCTAATCCATGTCATATTGGAAGAATTACAGCAGCAAGTAATGGTTCAATATTTTCAGGAAGAATGACTTGTTTAGAGGCTCCAACTGTAGCAGATATGGATTTATATAGTGCTACTGAGGGAACAGGAGCAGAGGATACTGCTATTTCTACTTTAACTGAAAAGCAAACAATAAATGGTGGAAATCAATCTTTAGGAACAGTATCTATTTTTGATAATGGAAATCTGCCAGCCGCAAATGATTATTTATATTTAGTCTGTCAAAGTGCTGGAGATGCAGATTATGCTGCAGGTAAATTTCTCATTGAATTATGGGGAACAGTGTAGTAAATTATATTAAATAACTAGGAGAAACTATGGATTTATCTTTTTTAACAAGTAATTGGGGGGTTGTAGCTGGTGGTGGAGCCGCTGCTGCAGTTCTTTTTATCTTGAAAAAAGTACCAAACAAGAAAATAGCATCTAAAGTAGAAAAGTTATTTTACTGGGCAGGTAGTGCAGTAACACTTGGGTTAGCTAAGTGGAGCGTTACAAAGAAGGTATGGAACTCTACGATAGAGCCTTGGCTTGTAGACCTTATTGATAATCTTGTAGGAAGCGCTGTTAAAGGTTTTATTAATGGATTAAGGTCTGACAAATAATGAGTAAAAGCAGGATGATTGTTTTTGAAGATATGATAGAGTCAAAGACTGGCGATATCCTGCATGATATAGGCGTAAGCAAAAGAAGAGCTTGCAAAAAAAGACCTAAGAAATGTCCAGATTGTAATAATAAAATCTTAAAGGGTATTGAAATATTAGGCGCATACGACGGCCCCTTGTTATGGGGCTGTCTGCGTTGCGGGTTTTTGCTTAGACGCTTTAGTAAAAAAGAAACAGAGCGGATGCTCGATACTGTAAAAGAAACTTACACTAACCCAGATGACTGGGGATGGAGGTCACGCTCAGAGTTTTCATAGGAGACTGAATGAGTAAAGATAGAGGCGTTGTAAAACGTGCAATTGTCACACCAGACAAGCATGTTCCTCTTCATGATGTTCTAGCCACTAGCGTGGTACGTCAGGCAATAGAGATTATTAAGCCTGATATATATATAGACCTTGGAGATTTAGGAGAATGGGGTAGTGTATCTCACTG